CCCGGTTTTGTCGGAAATATCAATGATTGAGTCGACGCCATCGGCGATGGCATTAAAGACGCGCTCGATATTGGCCAGCTTGGTTGCCGCGCTGCGTGCGGCATTATCCTGTTGGGCGACGGTCAGTGCTGCCAGCCGCCGGGCATCCGGGTTATGGGTATAGATGCGGCCTTTTGGCAGGCGGGTCGGCTTGCCGAAAAGGAGGTGGGCGGTCAGGCTCATGACAGGCCGATCTCAAGCAGGCGCCGGACGAAGTGAGATTCGGCGACGCGCGGCGGCTGGGCACGGATGCGTTTGTCGAGCGGGGTGACTCCGCGAAGAATTTCCCATTCGGTGTCGTCCTCGATCATCAGATCGCGGCGCTCGGTGGCCAGCATGATGGTGTCAGCCTCTTTCACGCGGTCGCTCATGCGGTCAGGCAGGCCAAACGCAAGGCGGATCACGGTATCCACCCGCCGCTCGATCTCGCGGTAGTCCGGCAGCAGCAGTTTGAGCGGGCGTGGAATGTCCTTGATATAGGCTTCGGCGGCGTCATGCAGCAGCGCCTCGAGGGCGTGTTCTGCCGGCACGATCTGGCTGGCCAGCGTGGCGTGCTGGGCGACACTGTAGAACCAGCGGCACTGCCCGGTATAGCGGCACTCGTTGGCCAGGCCTTGGGCGATGTCGAGGACGTTGACCATGTCAGGTTGTGGGTCGACCAGGTCGAAGTGGGTGCCGGAGGCGGTGAGGAGCCAGGTCATCAATTCACCCCGCCATGAATCTCAAACTCGATGGCTTCTTCGCGACTCATGCGAAAACCGGCTGCGTGCTTGTGTCCGCCCCCGCCAAAAGCTTCGGCGATCTGGGCGACGTCGGCGCCCTCCGGGGAAGAACGCAGCGACCACCGACGGCCGTCGGTGTCGTCGTAATAGGTGGCGGCGAAAGCGTGGCCCTTGGCGAGCTGGCCGCCGACGTCGCTGGCGTACATGTAGGGTACATTTGCGATCGGTGCTGGAATGCCACGAAAGTAGGCGATGCGCCGGCAGCCGGTGGCTAGGGCGTCGACATCGGCCTCGTGTTTGCGCAGGATGGCGCTGCCTTCGCTATGCAAGGTCAGCAGGCGATCCATCATGTCATCCCAGACGGCGAATTCCATCGGGTACGAGTAAAGCGCCGCCGTGATTTCACGGGTGCCGCGCAGCTTGAATTGCCAGAGGTCGCGATCCTGGATGTGGTGGAACAGTGCGGGTGGCTGCTGGTTCGGGAAAAAGTTATTCCAGGTGAGCATCGCGCCGGAGCGGTTCATGTCGAAGATCGTGACAGCCTTGCCGGGTAGATCCGCGAGGTCAGCCTCGGCGGTCTTGTGGTGGTCGATGATCAGAACACAGGCGGCCTGCTCGATCATCTGCAGCAACACGGCGCGCTTGTAGCTGAAGTCGACGAGAAGGACGACGCGGCCGGTGACGTCCGGTGGCGCATTGCCATAAATGCCAGGGTGAAAGTCGACCTGGCCATCGCCGTAGAATTTGCGGACAGCCCAGGCGGCGGCAAAGCCATCGGTGCAGCCGTGGTGGTAGATACAGAGGGGGTTTTCGTTCATCTCGATTCCTTCAGGCGAGGGGTAACTCAAGGGTTTTGGCGCAGCGGGGCGCGGCTTCAGCCACGCATGGTTTTGCGTTCGCCCCGCGAGGGGCGCTCGATTGGTCTTCCTAAGAAATGACGCGGAGCTGATCAAGGGTGTTTCCCGCTCCGGCCAGCCAGTTTTCGACCCACTTTGGCTTTTTCCCTCGGCCGCTCCATTGCAATTCGGCGTTCTGAGGGTGAGCGTATTCGCACTTGATTTTTACGTTGCGGGGCTCCGAGATCGCCGGCTTAGGTGCTTCCCCCCGCGGAGCTTTTGAAGGGGTAGAAGTGGTTTTTGCAGGAGATTTTTTGCCGGCTTTTGCCGCTTTCTCGGCTTCGATTTCGTTCCTGACTTGCTCGGGATCGATGCCGCAATGGCGGGCATGTTCGATCAGCTGGGCTGGTGGGGTGTCGACCGATTTCTGCGAGGCGCGGCCGTTGTGGGACAGGGCGCAATCGAGCATGAAAAGAATCAGTTCGCGCCGCTCCATCTGGGGAATGCGGTCGGCGACTTCGCGCACCATGGCATGCCGGCGCGACCAGGCTTCTTTTTCCTTGCTTTTGGCTGCCCAGTAGCTGGCGACGACCTCGTAATTTTCGCCATACAGGTTGCTCCACAGCGTGCTGGCGACCAGACGTAATTCGTCTAGTTCGAAATTCGGCTGATCATCGGTGTCAAGCTGGGCGCGCATTTCGTTGTGCCAAGCCTGGAACAACCGTTTGCGGAATTCATTCTCGGCGCGGGTGCGGCGCTCCAGTTCGCGTTCTTCCTGACGATAGTCGCGCTCCGGTTTGAGGCCGGCGGCCACCAGGGCGCTGGCTAGCGCTTTGCGCTCCACCGCCTCGACCAGCTTGCCGCTGGCGTGGTCTTCGATCATCACGATCTCGACGTCGGTCTTCTCCACGGTCTCGCGATAAGTCGGTGCGCCGTCGATTTCGTAGTTGCGCCGTTCGAGCGGAACGAATTTGTCATGGCTGTAGGCGATGTTGATCTTCTTCGCCTCGTCGCCGCCGATGACCTTCTTGCCGGCTTCCTTCGCCTGGGCTTTCTGGTAGGCCAGCCAGGCCTGCACCTTGGCCTGGTAGCAATCGGGGTCGGTACAGACGTCTGTACGGTCGATATCCGGGAACAGCGACGGGTCGGTGCCGGAGCGCTTGGGACAGGTGCTGCAGACGCCGGCTTGGGGAGCCAGCAAGGCGTTTTCCTGAGGGAAGGGCGCTTGGTCGAGGGAAAAACAGAAATCTTTCTGCACGACCTCGGCGGCCTGCCGATAGCTGAGGATGCCTTGCCAAGTGGCGGTGATCTTGTCGAGCGCCTTTTCCTGTAGCTTGGCGCCGGGGATGCGGGCGATCAGCAGAGCGGTGCTGGCAGTCAGCTTGCCGTCGTGAAATGCCAGCCGGGCTCGTGTGCAGAGCGCGGTGAGCTTCATGCGGCCGTAGATGTAGGCGCGGCTCTTGCCAATCTTCTCCGCCAGCTGGTCAGCGGTGTAGCCGTGATCCTTGATCATCAGCTCGTAGCTCTCTGCCTCTTCGAGCGGGTGAAGCCCGCGGCGTTGCAGGTTCTCGATGATCTGGATTTCCAGCACTTCATGGTCGGACAGCTCGCGAACCATGACCGGGATTGTCTCCAGCTTGGCTTCCACCGCTGCACGATAGCGGCGTTCGCCGGCCACAAGCTCATAGGCGGGGGGCCGTTTTCTTTCAGAACTGTATGCATAGGCGGGCGGCCAGTGACGTGCCAGAACCGGCTGTAGCACGCCATGGCGGCGCACGCTTTCAGCCATCTCTGCTAGTTCGTTAGCTGGGAAAGTTTTGCGCGGGTTGGTCGGGCTGGGATGAATCATGCCAAGGTCGATTTCGATGTATTCCATGGTCAGGCTTCCTTCGTGAGCAGGGCGCGTTGGCGGTCGATGACCTTGACGCCGATCTTGAACCAGCCGGGCGGGATGATCGGGCTGATGACGATGCGCTTGCCGTCGCCGATCAGGTGCATGTTGCGTTCCCGGGCGGCCTCAATGCATTCGTCGAAGAGGGCGTCGGCGGGGAGAATGTGGGCGGCGATCATGATTCCCTCTCAGTGGAAGTTGGTGACCTTGCACACGAGTTTGTGCAAGGCGGAGACTGAGAATCTGCTGTCGACGCATTCGTTGCGATCAAACAACTTTCGATAGACGAGGTAGCGGGTGCCCTTCGGGTCGGGCTTCTCAACCACAAAACAGCCGTGATCGCGGGCGATCTGCTTGGCCTCTTTCAGGACTTGAATTGGATTTCTTTGCGTAGACATGGGGACTCCGATTCGTCACGCCACCGCAAAGCAGTGGCGTGAGCCAGTGACCAGTGACTAGAGACCGGGGTTGGTGCAGCGGAAGCCGATGACGTCCCACCCGTAGCTCGGCCAGACGAAGTAGAGGCGGAACGCGCCGGCCTTGCGCCCCGAGTACCAGCTGCCGCCCCGGATGAGGGCATCGCCAGACCAATTCGCGCCGGCTTCAGGTCGCCAGCCCATGCCCTTTTCCAGGCTTTTATAAGGGGCTGTCAGCGATGGCGTGTCTTCGCTAAAGGGCTTGGCAATCAAGCCGTTTTCGTCGCCCTGCACATCGTCAAATACCCAGGTGTAAGCATTGCCGGCAAAGTCATAAATGCGTTCGCCATTGGATAGCTCAAACCAGCGCTGCTCGGTGGCATCTTCCGTTTCGACAATAGGCGGCTGGGGTTCGTCGAAATCGCCGTTGCGCAGGCCTTGATACAAATCGCCGCTCCCGACTTCGCCACCGGTCCAGTTGATGGCCTGTTGGCTGATGTTCCAGGCAATGGCGAGGCTTTGTGATTCGGTGATCAACTTGAAGCCGGCGGCTTCGCAGGCGGCTTTTGCATCGGAAAAGTTGATGTTGACCCACGGGGCGCGGTCGGCGGTGACGGCCAGGTTTCCTTGCTCGCCTTTGCTGCAAAGGTATTTGCCGACCTTGAAGGCGGGGATTGTCTGGCAGCTGGGGAGGATGGTTTCGGGGACTTCGATTAGTTCGATCATGGTGGCTCCTGGTGGTTACTGATTGGCGCTCTGGCGCTTCGTGACGCCGGAACGGGGTTGCGGGCTGCTGTCTTTGGCAAACACCAACACCACACAGAGCACCGCGAATACCGATGCGCCGGCCATCGCATCGGCCCGGTTGCTGGCAAAGCCAGCGGCGAGCATCAGGATTTGCAGCAGGGCGATAAGAAGTTTCATGGGTGGCTCTGGTGGGTTGTTTGAGCCAGAATATCCACGCGTGGGTTTTGTGTCAATCCGTAAATGGGTATTTTTCGAAAAGAAAAAGCCCGGTCATTGCCGGGCTGTGTGTCGGTGGCTGATATCAGCGTATCGCGTGGCGAACGTGTTTCATATCGTGCAGCGGCTGGCCAGCACAAAATATGTTCCAGTCCTTCTCTGATTTTGAGGCTTTGCCATTGTTGAAGACAACGGTTTCGACGCTGATTCCGCCGAATCCGTTCTGGCCGCGATAGTTGACGCAGACGATGGAAGCGTCATCATTCGCGCCGACCGCATCGAGTTGGAAGCTGTCTGGGTTGCGCGTTGATTTCTTTAGTAGAGCGACCAGCGCGGCCGTGGTCTGGAAGCGATCTTCGCCAGCTTTTTCCTGGGAGAGTTCAGCAGCTGTCTTTGGCGGCGGCGGCGATTTGGTCGCATTGTTCATGCTGCACTGTACGATCCCGAACAGGATTAGGCCGGAAAGGATGATAGCTGCAATGCTGGTTGGCTTGCGGACCTTGGCGCCGCACGATGGGCAGGCCTTGGCCTCGCTGCTGACGGACTGGCCGCATTCGTGACATTTCAATAGGCTCATGGCGCAATCATATGCTGTTTGTCTAGCCCTTGACCAGCCGCAAGCGAGGTCGGGTTGCCTTCGTTGTTGCTGATTCGCTGGATTGTTCCGAAGCCGACGCCGGATGCTGAAGCGACCTTTTTAAGCGTGCCAAGCGTCGGATGGTTTTCCATCCAGGCGCTCAGGTTAAATGCAATTACCTTCGTAATCTCCATCTCTGGATTGTTGCTAAAAATAAAACCCTTGTGCGGGTATTGTGACGATCCATTTATGGGTTTATGATTCTGATCCATGGATACCTCAACCAATCTTTATGACTTCGTGATGGCGCATCTGCGAGCCAAGCGGATACCGCAGAAGCAGGTGGCACGCGAATCCGGCGTTCCGTTCTCGACGGTCAGCAAGATCGCCCAGGGCAGCGTTAAAGAGCCGTCGGTTCACACCGTCCAGCGCTTGTTTGACTACTTCAAAGCCAAAGAGGCCGCCAGATGGCCTGGCCGGTATCAGTGACCTTTCGTTCCCGTGGCGTAAGCGGTGACAGTTCTGGCCAGTTCGTCGATCAGTCCCGCCGATGGCCCTTTCCCACGTTTGGCGGCGACATCTGCCATTTGCTGGAGGTCGGCGCCGAGCTGCCGGCTGTCGAGCTGGCGGGCGAGACAGATGACGATGGCGCCGAGGGCATCTGAGTATGCCTGCAGCTCTTCTTCGCGGGTCAGTTCCATGGGGATTCCTTTCAATGAGCAATGACGCGTGGAAGCTGAATTGTCGCATGGCTGGAATCCCCGCCTTTACCAGTGTCTCCCTCCGCCGGGCATCCTGCCCGGCATTTATGGCCGGCCGGGCTTCGCTCGCGCCGGTTCTTTTTTGGGGCATTTCGTTTCCTTTGTTTGCGTGGTTGTACCCAGTCTCTTTTTTTTGTCGTTTTCAAGCACCCCTAGCCACCCCTAATCATTAGGGGAGAGGAGGAATCATGCAGGGCAAGCTGTTTTTCGAGGACGAGTACGAGGCGCTGAATCTAATGATCAGCAACTCGGAGAAGTCGGCCAAAGAGTTGGCGGTGTTCCTCTTTCCGCACTTGAAGATGGATTCGGCGTATGCGCGCTTGAAATCCTGCCTGAATCCGGAGCGCGATGAGCGCTTGACGTTCGGTCAGATCATCGCGGCCATGCGTTTCTGCGAGTGTTATGAGCCGCTGATGTTTGCTTGTGATGAGACGCTGCATGCGCGTCCTGATCGCCGCGCACCCGCCGACGAGGAAGTGCGCCTGGTCGAAGCGATCAACGACGCTACCCAGATGATGCAGAAGGCAATGCGCCAGCTTGAGCACCTTCAGAGGGGTCGCTGATGCCTTCCTGGTTGATTCCTTCGTCGCCTTGGGCAACCTGGTTGATCGCCACGGTGTTTGTGCTGGGGAACATCGTGGCTTTGCGTCTGATGCGCTATACCGATGACGACGATGCGTAGCGGCCAAGCCTGATACCCATGCCAAACAATAATAATTCAGGGAGTGTGCCGGCTTGGCCGTGGGCTGATCTGCCGGCGTATCGGGCGGATTATCGCGCTCGCAATCCGGTACCCGATCCTGCTGCTGTGACTGCCGAGCTGGCGGCGCGCAAGCAGTGGCTGGTGTGGGGTTACCGGCCGGGCGAGACCGAGGATAAGAAGTATCGCAAGATGCCGCATTACGCGGACGGTGGTCGCCGCGCGGGCGGGCAGGGGTCTGATGAGGATCGTCGCCGGCTGGTGACGCTGGCTGTTGCGGTCGACGCGGTTTCGCGGGGTGATTTCGACGGCGTCGGCTTTGCCTTCCTGCCTGGCGATGGGCTGATCGGAATCGATCTGGACGGGATGATCGACCCTGATTCAGGCGAGGTGTCGGCGCGCTGTGCCAACATCATTGAGGCCTGCGCCACCTATACCGAGTATTCGCCGAGCGGCAAGGGCGTGCATATCATCGGCCTGGGGCATATCGAGAAATCGATGAAGAGCAACGACATCGGCGTCGAGATGTTTTGTGGCAGCCAGTTTTTTACCTTTACCGGCCGGCTTTGGCCGGGCGGGGTCGAGGCGGTGCAGGCGATTCCGGAGCGGACGCTGGCGCGGCTTGAGAAGACAATCGACGAGGCCAAAAAAGCCCGACATGCCGCCCCCGGTGCGGAGCCTGAATCGATAGCGCACGAAGCGCCGGCGACACCGCCGAAGGCTGGTGGCAGGCAACGGAGTCAGGCGCAGGATGTAGCGCTGGCCGAAGAAGCGCTGGGCTCACTTTCGCCCGACGATTACCGGGCGTGGATCGAAATCGGCATGGCCTGTAAGGCTGGGTTGGGATCGGCTGGTTATCTGGTTTGGGATGCATGGTCGGCGAAGAGCACGAAGTACGCCGGTGAGGCGGATACGGCGAAGCGCTGGAAGGGTTTCAAGCCGTCGACGATCACGCTCGCAGCGCTGTTTTCACGAGCCGAGGCGGCTGGGTGGGAAAGCCCGTGGGCGAAGGCGGAGAAACGCAAGGCTGCCCGCAAGCCCAAGCCGGCGCGCGAGCCTGTGCCCGAGTATGACTACGGGCAGCCCCCTGCCGATCCTGAGCCGCTGGAGGCCTGCGAAACCCATTTTGACGCGACAAAGGCTCCCGCAGAGGAGGTGGAGTCTATGCCGTCCAGTTCGCCACCTGGCGAGCCGCCGGAGGACGAAGACGAATGGCGAAAATGGCTGGTGCGCAAGTCGGGCGATGTGACGCCGTGCCTGGCGAATGCCGAATTGATCCTGTCGCACTTGAAGCCATGGCAAGGCGCCATCGGCTATGACGAGTTTGCGGAGCGGACGATGTTCCGCAAGCGGCTGCCGTGCGACCCGGGCGGTCCGGCAACGGGCGAGTGGTCGGATCATCTGGATTCAATGACGGCGATCTGGCTGCAGCGGAGCTGGCGGGTTGAGTTTTCGCCCAAAACGGTGCTGCAGGCGGTTGAGGTGGTGGCGCGCCGGAACAAGTTCCACCCGGTGCGCGAGGCGCTGGCAGCGCTGGCGCCGTGGGATGGAATCCGGCGCAATGCGGACTGGCTGTCTGATTACCTGGGCGTGAAGAAAACGCCCTATACCGAGCTGGTTGGCACGTTCTTTCTGCGGGCGATGATCAAGCGCGTGATGGAGCCTGGTTGCAAGTTCGACTATTGCCTGGTGCTGGAAGGCGAGCAGGGCCTCGGGAAATCGACGGCGGCACGCATTCTGGCCTGGCATTGGTTCGCCGATACCGATCTCGATCTGTCGAACAAGGATGCGCTGATGGCGCTGGCCGGGCACTGGGTTTATGAGATCAGCGAGATGGGTTCGCTGATGCGGGCCGAGGAGAAGAAGCAGAAGAGCTTCCTGAGCCGTCAGGACGATGAATATCGGCCGCCCTATGGGCGCCGGATGATCAAGGTGGCGCGCCAGTCGGTATTCATCGGAACGACAAACGAGGAGGAGTACCTGAAGGACGCGACGGGCGGCCGGCGCTTCTGGCCGGTGCTGTGCGAGAGCGAATTCGATCTTGACGGCCTGCGCAGCAATATCGAGCAGATGTATGCCGAGGCGCTGTTTGACTATCACGAAAAAGCGCGGTGCTTCCCTACTCAAGATGAGCAAAAAGAGCTTTTCACGCCGGAACAGGTGAAGCGTGGCATGCAAGAGCCTTTTGACGATCTTTTATACCAATGGGTTAAGAGTCAGGTAGTTCCGTTTTCGATGGCGGAGGCTGCTACTGATGGGCTGAAGCTGACGGCGGACAAGCTGACACCGGCTATCGTGACGCGCTTGGGTATTTCCCTGCGCAAGCTGGGCTGCGGCCGTAAGGAGGATCGGCTGTCGGCAGATCCGAGTCGGCGTCGGCTGTATGTCCCGCCGCAGATGCGCGATGGAATTGGTGGGAAGGCGAACCATGCGTATTTCTGAGCGCTCCGTTCCCAGCCTTGTTCCCAGCCTTCCCAACCTATGTTTTGAGGTTGGGAAGTGCGGAGCCTTGCAAATAGGGCAAGTTCCCAACCTTCCCAACCTTCCCAGCCTATTCCCGCACATGCGTACACGTACACGTGCGCGCGCGCCTCTGTGCGTGCGGGAATCATCAAATACAGGTTGGGAAGGTTGGGAAGGTTGGGAAGAGGTAGCAGTGGAGCGGGTTTCAGGTTCCCAGCCTGTTTTTGGAGGTTGGGAAGGTTGGGAACAAGGGTGGGAAATTTTTGGAGGATTGAGCATGGAGCTGACGATAGCGAAGATGCGGGCGGATTTCACTTTGGTGGCCGCGGCGTGCAAGGAATCCGGCGAATGGACTGAGGCGGATATCAGCGAGTTCGGATCGGCGATCAAAGCCGCTGTTGCCCGCAAGGACGAGGCGTGCATCGTTCTTTGGGCCAGGGATATGGCGATCAGGGCGAATGACTGCCTGTATCGCCAGCTGGTGGTACGCGGTGTCGAGGCTTCGATGCGCGCCCGTGCTGCTGCCGAGCGCAACGCCAAGGCAGAGAAGGCGCATTGATGGCTTCCGTCCCGTTCTCCTGGATGTGGAAAGACCCAGCCCTGATCACCGATCAGCTGATCGGCATGCGGGAACGCATGGCAGTCGAGGAGAGGCGGCTGAAGGAACAGGATCGCCGGCGCAAGGCGCGGAAGATCCGCAAGCTCACCAAGCTGGCGAAGGCCGGCGCATTCAAGGATAAACCGTATGGAAAATGATCTGAACCGCGTCGAGTCTGCCGTCTCGGCAACCAGCTCCGGGAATCTTACCTGGGAGCAGTGGCCGCATGACTGCGCCACGGCGCTGGGCTTTGCCGGCCAGCGCAATCCGCTTGGCTTTGCGGTCGTGCGCTACCTGAGCGATGAGCCAAGCGGCTCGGCGGCGATGAGCATTGTGCTGCATCTGTCGACGGTGTTGATCAAGAAGGGATACGCTACTGACCTTGCCAACAAGGCAGCGTGGGTCGCGCTAGATACATGGAATCACATAAAATGCCCTGCTTGCTCAGGACGCGGGGTGATGAATATCGAGCAGGCGCGATGCCCCGCCTGCAATGGCACGGGCGAGCGCGACAAGGCTTGCTTGCCGGAGATTGTGCATGATGGAATCGGCGCATTGATGGAGGCGGAGCGGTGGATGGAAGGGCAGTTATCTGCGAAATTGAAGCGCTAGGGGGTTGACAGTGGGTGTAGAGTAAAAATATAGCCATGCCAATCTCAGCGCCTAAGCCTTGCGCTCACCACGGCTGCGGTAAGTTGGTCAGCGACGGCTGCTACTGCCCAGACCACAAGCGCGCAGCGCCTGGGTCATTTGCAGATAAGGATCGCGGCACGCGCCACCAGCGTGGCTATGGAACTAACTGGGAAAAGCTTCGGCAGATCATCCTGCGCCGTGATAACGGTCTGTGTCAGGAGTGTCTTCGCAATGGCGTCCTTAAAGCAGTCGGAGATAAACCATACT